ATCAATGCACGATAGTAACCCTGATTTATATTCTGCTGGACATGAATTAAAAGAAGCTAGAAAATACATAAAAGAATTAGAAGATATATTCCCAGAAGTAACAGAAGTAGATAGTAACCATTCTAGCTTAGTTTATAGACGAGCATTAAAGTATGGAATGAGTAAAGAATTTTTAAGAGATTATGGAGATTTTCTAGGAACTAAAAAATGGAAATGGATAGATGATTTAACACTTACCATGTCTAATGGACAAAGATGTTTTTTCACGCATGGTCGTAGTGCAGATGTATTAAAAACAAGTCAAGCTATGTCAATGTCCACTGTTCAAGGGCACTATCATACGAAGTTTGTAATATCTTGGTGGGCTAATCCTGATAATTTATTCTTTGGCATGAATGTTGGTTGTTTAATAAATCAAAAAAGCATGGCTTTTGCTTATGCTAAAAACTTCAAAACTAGGTTTATTATAGGTTGTGGAATAATCTTAAATGGTGTGCCACGATTACTCCCTATGGTGCTTGACAATCAAGGTAATTGGATTAAGAAGATAGTATGACCTCAAATACATTAAAAAAGACCCTTTTAAAGAGCCATAGAGCCACGCAGAACGATAATTCTGCATTTTCTGAACAGGTATCAGGGAATCATTATAAAAGCCTTAAAATACAGCCTTTAGAATATTGCATGGCTAACAATTTAAACGCATGTCAAACTCATGTTGTTAAATATGTTTCTAGATATGATAAAAAATGGAAATCTAAAAAAGATCAAATTAAAGATTTAAAAAAAGCAAAACATGTAATTGATATGCAAATAGAATTATTGGAGAAAGAATAAAATGTGGTTGAATTTATTATCGTTGGGTGTAAAGACAGGTGCGAAGATTTACCAAAATAAACAACGAACAAAACAGTTAATGTCAGATGCACAAATGCACCACGCAGAGCAGATGGCGAAAGGCGAGATTGAATATAAAGCAAAAGTTATTGAAAGTAATGATAATGGTTGGAAAGATGAATTTGTCCTTGTGCTTGTATCTTTGCCTATTTTGTTATTGGGTTGGTCTGTGTTCTCTGACGATCCTGAAATTCGTAATAAATTAGATTTATTTTTTGAATACTTTAAAAATCTTCCATATTGGTACCAAGCAATATTCATAGGAGTAGTTAGTGCAATCTATGGTCTCAAAGGTGCTGACATTATGCGTAAGAAGTAGTATGATGTCCAAATGGACAAGATTAAAACTGATGCAGTAATCACAGATTTAGAATTACAATTAGAAACAAGTAACAATCCTTATGGTTCTTTTGTTAATTTTAAATTTATAGATACTTTCCCAAGCTTTCCAAAATTAAATGACATGATTTTTGAGATTAAAAAAAGGCATGATGTTGATTTAATTAATTATGAGTATTCTTACACAGGAATACATGAAGATACCGATTTAAAATATTTTGATATTGTTAGAAACTAGGGCAGTTCAGAACCAGTTAAGGAACCACCCTAGCCAAACTATTAACTCTCGCTAATAGTTCTATTTACTAACTTCAAGGATTGTTAGTAAAATTCATTTAATCTATTAATTTCTTGTTAGCTTTTCTGTAGCTATATTATTAATAGATTGTTGCTTCAAGTTTTCACAATAGCTATGACCATTCTTCGCTTCTATTTTACAATATAGATATACTTTCTTTTTATCAGAAAGCTGTTTTTTAACACTTTTATATCTATCATCATTAGTAGCTTTAACTTTAGCTAACGAAACAGAAAGTGATTCATTAGTCATTTTTTCATTAACCACAAAATCAAAAACCTCTTGCACCTGATCTTTGACTTCATCATAATCTATTTCTGATTTGATAAATCTTTTATCAAGTGCGTCAAGGTATGCGATTATCCTATGAGGGTCAAAGGATTGTGGTCGCATTGTGATGTATTTAGCTAACTCGTTTGACATTAACCTAGTTCTTGTTCATACATTTCTGGGTTAAAATCAGTTGCATTTTCTTTAGCCCAATCTATTTCTTCTCTTGGACTTTCTGGCAACTTATCATCAGTAAGCTGAATACCTTGTTTAGCCTGTTGATAATTTTGTTGTTGTTGTGGTTGAGGATTGTAACCAGCTTTATTAAATGGCTTAACCATATAACAAGTTACAACTTGTTCCATACCATCGCCATATTTTGTTGGCTCGTTTTGTTGCGTTTTACTACCCCATTTAAGAACATGCCCAGATCGTACATACTCTTGTACCTCTTGACTGTTTAACCAATTGGAAATCTCATTAATTCCATATAGCTTTTTAGTTATGCTACATTGAAATTGAGCCTTGTTTGATGAGGCTTGATATTCCATTTTAGGTGCTTTGTTTCCTGTGCTATATAGCTTTAAAGAAAGCCCACAGAATGGTAGTCGTTGTGTTTGCATTTGTGTCATGTTTTATCCTTATTGTTTCTGTTTTTGTTTTTTAGGTTTATTACTTTCCATAGCTAACATCATATATTTAGCACCAAGAAAAGCATTAAACATTTCTTTATTTAAAGGAAGTTCCTTAACTTCAATCTTGCTATCTTTTTTAGGCAACCTTATGATTAAACCTTTAGCAATTTTTTGTTTAGTTTCTTCCTCGTAGGCATACTTATATGCATTTAACTGTAATGTATAATCAAATGATATATGATTACTTGTTTTAATATCTGCTAAAACAAGATTGCCTTGCTTGTCCTTTAGAACAAGATCAAGAGTACCAGCATAGTTGTGTTTTTTAGAAAATATTTTTTTTTCTAATTCAACTACTTCATACTCTTGGGTTTTCCACCAATCTAAAAATAAATTCCAGCAATTAACAACTGCCTTATCAGATTGGTTAGGAATTTTTTTACCTTGAAGATAATCTTCAATTAAACCATGTACTACACTTCCAACTAACCCAGCATCATCTTTGATCCTATCAGTTTTATTTGTAGCTTGATGTATTATTCTTTCAAGGGATACTCTGTCTAATGTTTGACCGCTATCCATAATATTATTAATTGAATCTTTTATCTCTCTTACAGGAGTATAAACTAACCAATTAACTAATTGAGGTTTTGGAATACCTTTACCACATATTCCTGTTACACTTTCAACTTTCTCGCCATTGCAATAATAGATATGGTTTTGATCGTCAAAGTCTAACTCGATACCATTTTTTAACTTATGTTTTATGTACATGTTTTCCTTTTCTAGTTTAGACGCTCTATTAATTGTGTAATATCATATCTATAATATTTAGATAGACAAAACAATTTAGAAACATCAGTTTTTATACCTTTCTCAAATTTATATAAATCAAAAATTGAGTTAAAGTACACTGGGTTATCTTCTACTACTGCCTCGGCAGTAATATCTTTATTAAGTCTTACATTTTTAAATTTAAGACCTATTATCTGATTTAAAAGTTTGGCATTAGGTTTTTTCTTAAAATCCTCTACCATTCCTTTAACCATATAATCTGTTTTGACTTGCTTATTCATATTTTCCTTTCTAGTTTAAAATAGAATGACCACGATTGATTAAACACTTTCTAGTTAAAGCTTCGTATTTAGTATCCATCGTAGGACTTACACTCCAATATAAAATATTACTAACAAAATTACTATTATTTTTAGCAATAGTTTCACAATGTTGTAAGTCGTTGGTTAATTCTACTGCTTTTGATTTATCAAAAGTACCACTACGACCAGCAGTATCAACAACAGGCTTATACACGCAAGCTTGTAGCAATATAATTACGCATAGCATTTTCTTCATATTTCTTCCTTTCTATTTTTAACTTTCTCATGTACTCTTTCATTGTCTTAGCTTCTATCTTGTCCATTAATTCATAAACTTCTACAAAATATGGATTGTTATCTCCGAATGACCAACCCTTTTTTATAGATAAATCATTTATAAATTTAAGTCTTTGTGCCTTTACTGACATTATGATCTCCTTTCTCTGCATGCTCTTTATCTAGTTTAACTATTTCTTTTTCTATTTTACTTATTAGCTTTTCCATATCTGATCTTAAATCATGATAAGTAAGCAATCTTTCAATTAACCTAGCTTTTTTAAATGAATGATTTATGTCTTTATCTAAACTCATATTATTACTCCTATAATAAATCCAACCACAAAGCATAACCACTCTCGTCTATAATAAAGTTCTAACGC